GTGGACGATGAGCATGAAGACGATGATGAGAATGATGACGATTCCAGGACTGAGCGGGACGCATCAGCTGGAGAACCGTCGCATGGAGTCGATGAGGAACGCGCAGGCGAACCTGTCACGGCAGACGAGAAGCCGTCTCGTGACGTCGGCGATCAGCCGGATGAAGGTGGAGAAAGACAAGGCGAGATAACGCAGCCGAACGACGAGGAGCTGGTCCGCGCCATATCCATGCTGGTGCAATCCGGAATCTCGGAATCTTACTCGGGCATGCTCCCGCGGCCAAGCGATTTCAACAAGTATCCGGCTGACATCCAGGAACGTATGTGCAGATGGAACGACGCCTTCACGGTCGACGAATCGAACCGGCAGAACCAGCTCGTCAAGGCGGAGATAGATCAGAGCCGCAAAGGCATGTGGGTCAGCGCAGGTTTGTTCGCGGTCGCATTGCTGATGAGCTTCATATCGTTCTTGGTCACATCGAGTTCATGGTCGTTTGGTTTCCTGGCGGTTCCGGTGGCGACCATAATCGCCAACCTGTTCGAGCCGATCGCGTCAAGAAGCAGCCGCGACAAGGAAAAACGCACCGAACGCGAACCGGGGAAAGAAGACCGACAAAACGCGTGACGTTCATTTCATGAATGAGACAGAAGACCCCGGCGCTCGCGGTATGCGGGCGGCCGGGGTCTAGATTTATTTGGGGTATGTGAAATTACTGGTTGAAGGTTGTTAAATTGCTGGTTGGAGGTCGGGAAGAGCATTGGGTATCTTCAACCTTGGATTTAACAAACAAATCTATTAGAGATTCAACCCGATATTTAACAAATATGTTCTCTATTTCGAAGCGGTCGAAAATCGGTGACGCCAATCCTATCGAACCCCTTTTTGCTCGAGTATTCTCGATTCCTCTCAGGGCATTCCTTCGTGAATCTGGCGACGCCTTTCGCCATCCGCGATATCAACCCTTCAAGGCTGACGACGCAGTCGTAGGAGCAATTCTCGAGCTGCTCCATCCCGTTCGCCGTATGCCCGAATTGCGCAACGAGCTTGTCTGCTCCGAACCCTGCGGACACGCCGATGACCCGATAAGGGCTGTAAGCAGAACCTTTGCCGTCGATAGAGGAAGAACCTGCATGAACGACCGCGCAGCGAAGCTGGTAGAGATCCGAGGCCGTGAAGATGCCGTTCGATAGAATCTCGTCGAACCCGCGCTCGACATCTGCCTCAGATTTCAAATCATTCCTCTCGTCGTCCATTCTCTTGCCGTCGTTTTCCAGATGCAAGTACTCCGCCGCCCATGTCCGGTAATCCGTGCCGTCTATGCGGGAGCAGACGTCGGGAACCGTCACTACGAGCGTTAAGGCGGCAAGTACCAGCCCGTCGTCGTAAGCCATCTCGCATTCTCTCATGAGGTTCACTGGAGTTCTCGGGACGACGGTCGGCAGGCCGAAGGCGTTCTCTCGGCTTTGGAGCCCAGGAGAAGGTTTCGGGCACCAGCAGTCGATCGCGTCGGCTTCCTCGCTCATTCGAGCACCTCCCCAGTGTCGGCGTCGTCCCACATGGCGGCCTTCTTGCGGGCGAGCACCTTGTCGCGGGTGGGCTCGAGCGCACCCGCGAATCGGCGCAGCACCGCAAAGGGAAGGATGGGCTTGTTGTAATCGGCGGGGCGGATGACGTCGCGGACGTAGTCGGCTATGGACCAGATGTCGTTGACGTAGTCGAAGGCCTTCTTCTCGGCAGCCATGGCGGACCTTTCGGTTGGTTGTCTTTCCAACCACTTATTTTACATACCCCTTTTTATTGCACGCACACGCCGGAATCGTACAATAGCTGCCGGTAGTCGTTCAACACCTGGATGGTGACTCCTAATTCCACGGCCATCATCCACGTATTGCCCTCGTACACCGTCTCGGCCATGCCGTAATCCACCGGCGATATCAACGCCAACGCCGTCTCCCTACGGCAACGGCGCTCGCATTTGATTCCGGCTTGGCTGCCGCATCCTGGGTCGTGGTGTCTGGCGTGTATGAGCTCGTGGCACAACGTGCAGCGGCGTTGGCGTTGGTTGAGCCAGTCGGCCAGCAGGATGAGCCTGTGCCGGTCGTCGTACAGGCCACATATGTCGCGTGGGAGGTCGCGCGATACGATTGACAGTCCCATGGATTCCGCGCTCCGATGAAGGTCCGCAACGGTCTTGTTATCCACATTCCTCTCTTCCGAAAGTATTGTTTTTCGAGAAGTACTTTTTTGCTGTTTGTCAAGTTCTGTTTGACAGTTGGAGTGTCGTATGTGATATTTGAATCAGCTCATCTACCAAGTTGTAGAAGGAGTCTCCGGGGTCGCTGCGGCGGCCCTTGCTTTTTATTGAATGCAATTCCCGTCCAGGCTTGACTGATCGTATTCTTTCAGCAGTTTGTTGAAGCTGTGGTCATGATCGACGTAGTAGGCGGTGACCAGCATGCAGTAGCCTTTTTCCTTGTGCGGTTCCAATACGACTAGATACCGTTCTGGTTCAATGAGGATATACAGCCTATCGCGGCCATGCTTATGCTTCCTCCAGATTAATGGCGCATCGCATGTTTCATAATGGCATTGCGGGCAATCCTTTGCGTCGTCAATCGTCTTTCGTGGAAACCTGATTCGTTCGCATCTACGCAGATCAACGTTCCTCTCACCGGTCGCGTGGTCTTCGACGCTTGTGATGTGGAAGAACCCGGCCCATTTTCCGTCGGTCTCCTCTTTCTGGCGGCGCACGGAGACCCTCAGACCGTCGAATGATGGGTGCGAATCTATGAAGTCCTGCTTGAAGATTGCGTAAATCCTATCCTCGTATACGGCGAAGTCTTCTATCGGGGATTTGGGCACGAGCTTCGGTGTCCAATGCGGTGTCATGCGTTCCGTCCTTCCCAGACGAAGATGTTGAACTTTCGCGTGCCCAGGGTTGTTGACTGGGTGAGACGGAGCTTTGATTTCATGCGTATGTAGTCGATGATTTCAGCTTTCGCGCCCGATGGTTGGGGGATGGTCGTCCGGTTCGCCCTGCAGACGGCCCCGTTGATCACATCGGTGATCTGCATCATCTGCACTTCGTCCGAACGGATCGGCTGCACTTTCTTGATGCACTCGTGGTTGAAGTCGTAATGGCTGTTCGCCAGCACTTCCTCAAGTTTCTCGGTACGTTGCGCGGAATGCGTGTCCTTGATGTCCACGTACACGTTGTAGGTATTCGTGGAGTCGAACAGCCTGTTCAACATGGTGAAATACATCTTGTAATACCAGTCGTTGTGCGACTGTGACCATGCCTCATGGTTCAGGCGCGTCTTCTTGGCCACCAGAACGCGGAACCTCATGTCGTCATCCAGGAAGAAGCAGTTCAGTAGGTCCTTGTAAAGGTCGATTTTCGGCATGCTGGCCTTCGTCCACTTCACTTCCGTACGTGCCTTGACGCCGTAACGTGCCTTGATCTGGAGGATGTTTTCCGTGATCTCCTGCTTTTTATCTTTGGGGATGATGAGGGCTCCAAGGACCATGACATCGCTGTCGTCATGTTCCAGATGACAGCTCTCGTCACAATACAGGTTGTATTCAGTCATTCGTGTTCCTTTCAATCCATCACTCGTCAGGCGTCTCGGCTTCGAGGCGTGCGTTCGGATCCTTGTTCGCGGCCACGTCATAGTCTTCGGGGTGCGCGGCGATACGGTCGATGAGATCATCGGTGATTTGAGACTCGCGCTCGCGAGCTTCATTGCGCGCGGCTCTAGCAATGAATTTCTCGGCTTCCTCAATGAGTTCATGTGGATGAATGCCGAAAACTTCTGCTAGCTGAGCTATTTGCGTTACTTTGATGTCGCGCTCGTTTTTCAGCATTCTGATTAGCGTTCGCTCTGGTACGCCAGACTTCTCCGAAAGCTCTTTGATGGTTAATCCTGCTGCAGAACGTTCTGCAGCAATTGCTTTAGCTGTTGCTTCATTAATGTCCATATGGACAGTATAACGACTGTAAATTTGCTAACAACTGCCCGTTTGGGCGTGTCGCACTTGCATGCTGCCCAAATGGGCATTAGTATGCAAAGCATGGACAGCATGAAGTATTCAGCAACAGTTGCAAAACGAGTTGACAAGGCTCTTTCCAGTGCGAAATTCAGCGTTTCTGAGGCGTCGGAGAAGTCTGGAATCCCTCGAGTCACATTGACAAGGAGGCTTAGATATCCAGCGTCATCGCCATTCACTGTTCGTGAATTGCATCAAATTGCTGAAGCGATTGGGTGTGATGTCAGTGAGTTCTTCGTCAGAGACAAAAAATCATAAGTCGCTGACGCATGAATCGAAAGGAGAATCCGAAATGAGCATCAACATTCCGGCCGAGACACCGGATGAATCCACGAATCCGATTTCCGTTGAGGAATTCGAACGCCTGCACCCGGCGATGCTGGGCGCGATAAGGGAGGTTATCCGCGAGGAACTGGCCGCCTGGGAGGAGCAGCCGGTGTTCGACCATCCGCAGGACATGCTGCTGGGCGGTTCCGAGGATTGGCACCCGCGATTCAAGGTCACCCCGGCGTTCGGTGACGGCAGGTTCCTGCTGACCATTCAACTCGGCACATCGTACGGGTTGAGCTTCCACTGTGATGCGCATGATCTGCTCAACCTCGTGAATCTCGTGTCCGCGCAGGCTCTGAAGGAAAAAACATGATTGCGAATCTGGCTTTCGGACTATGCATCTGCTCACTGGTCGTCATTTCCATCCTGATCGGCATGAGCATCCTGCTCGATGTGTTGCTCTGCGCTGGCGGGGAAGTGGCTGAATTGCTTCTGATGCCGTTCTTCACGGTTGCATGTGGCTTCCTGTTCTTCGGGTGGCCAATGGCTTACGGGCATGGAGGAATTGTAAGGAGCATCATTCTGATGGCCATTACTGCTGTGACCGACATCGTGGCAGTGGTCGAACTGATTTTGTCGGTCATCGATTCCGTCGCAGGAACGAGATCGCGTTCCGCTTCAATCGGGAAAGCCTATGTGCAAGTCGGGTCTCGCGGAAATGCGTCAGCCGATACAAGGTCAGATTCATGCCGCGATCATGCTCCGGCTCCGGCAGGGGCTTCCAAGGCTGACGGTCGATCTTCCCCTGTACGCGGATGCGACGGTACACACGCCTGCCCAGACGCGTTGGCTGGAGCGTCCAGTGGATCACGAGAGCCACGTCATCGGAATCCATCCATACCGCAACCAGAACCGTCTCGCCGGGAGCGACGACATGAACGTTCGAAGGTTCCACGGCGGCGCGGTTGATTCCGTTGTCCTGGACGGTAACGATTGCAGCTTCTCCACCATCAACAGTGAACGACACGTTGAATCCATCGCCGTCCCCGTCGTTGAGAACGCTGAAAAGCCTATCCGGGGTACCACGGCCGTTATGAGGCGTCCACGATTCCAATCCATGCATGAGCATGCCCTGCACGACATTGTCATAGTCAAGGACGAACCATCCTGCCTGCCGCCGGTTGCGGTGCGGCCACCACACGCTCACGACAGCGGATACGACGGCGATGACCGCCGACGCCCAAGTCGCCCAATCACCAATTCCAACGGAAGAAAACATGAGAACGATTCTAAGGAGAATCTGATGAACAACGAAATCCGGAAGTTCGACTTCAGGGGCGCGGCATTGCGCACCTTGACCGATGAGGCGGGGGAGCCCTGGTTCGTCGCCAAGGACGTATGCGCCATCCTCGAAATTAGCAATCCATCCGATGCATTGAAAAGGCTTGACGATGATGAACGGTCTAGGTTCAATCTAGGGCGTCAGGGTGAGACCAATATCGTCAACGAAGCCGGACTGTATGTTCTCGTGCTCGGTTCCCGCAAGCCCGAGGCTCACGAGTTCAAGCGGTGGGTGACGCATGAGGTGCTGCCCCAGATTCGCAAGACTGGCGGCTACATCCCGACGTCCGAGTCGGATTCGGATGAGGACATCATGGCCAGGGCCGTGCTCGTCGCGCAGAAGACCATCAAACAAAAGAACCAGCAGATCGCCTCGCAGCAGTCGCGCATCGTGGCCCTGGAGCCGAAAGCACGATTCGCGGACGCGGTGGCCGCGTCGGACGGCACGTGCCTGGTCGGTGAGCTCGCGAAGATGCTCCGGCAGAACGGGATGGACATCGGTCAGAACAGACTGTTCCGTCTTCTTCAGGCTGACGGGTATCTCGGCAAGTCCGGTTCGAATCGCAACGTGCCGACACAGCGTGCGATGGACCTCGGCCTGTTCCGCATCAAGGAGACCACCGTCACCCATGCGGATGGGCACACCACGGTCAGCCGCACTCCGAAGGTCACGGGCAAGGGACAGCGCTATTTCATCGACCGGTACTGGGGTCGCGCTCAGCCGTCGTTGGAAGCGGGTGCGTGATGATTGTTGCAACCAAGCCAAGCGCTCTTAGCGTGGTGGCGTCCATCATCTGCGCGATATCCGGAATCTGGACGTTTGCCTGTGGACTCAAATCTCTGAATCAATTCCAGATTCTTCTTGGCTGCTCCCTTCTGCTCAACGGATTGCAGATTGGCGCTAGATGGGTGATGCTGCGGGAACTGAACAGGAACTACCTGCTCATGCGCCGATCTGTGCTATGTACGGAACAGCCGCGAGAGCAAGAGCGGGAATCTGAACGATGAAATCAGCGAACATCCCACCCACGTATTTCTCCTTGATCTTCTGCCAGCGGGATTGGTCCTTGGTGTGCGATTCGGCGATGTACAAGGCTCCAAGCAGACGCTGCATGGCGTCATTGAGCTCGAACGAGCCGCAGCTCTCCCAATCGTTGACGCATCGGCGAACCTCGGTCGTGAGATTAAGCACATACGACTTCAACGCCGCCGGCATGCTCACATCCTCTTTCAGGCACTGCTCGATTTCAGAAAGGAAGCCGGAGATGTTCTCCCTGTCCTTGTCCTCCATCCGCACATCCAGCTCTACCCACCTGTCGGCGATGGTCTGCAAAGCCAGAATCGCCGCGGCATCCAACCTATTGGTCGCACCGGCCAACGTGCTGAAGTTCATACGATATCCGTTCGCGTCCTCCGAGAATGATTCCCACAAGGCTTTCCAAATACCGGGCATCTGTGATTTCGCCATGTCGAGGCGTTTCACGCCACGAGCGATCAGCGTATCAAGTGTTCTTTCGGTGCTGCACATGGCTGTGTATGCGGACAGCACGTCCTTCCGGAATCCGTCGGGCTGCTGCTCGACCTCAAAAAACTGCAGTAGGTATTCGGCTGCATTCGACATTGATTCTTCTCCTAACTGTTCGGCCCGCATGTCGCAAATGCGGGATGACACCGATTTTAGGAGAGGGCCGGGCGGTTCTCCTAACGCCGCCCGGCATCACACACGCAAAGGAGGCGCGTGATGGTCTTGCAGAACGAGCTCAAGGATGCGAGCCGTATCCCGTTGAAGGACAGGCTCGCATGGACCATCCCGCAGGCCGCGAGCCTGTACGGGATCGACTACGACGGTCTGCGACAGGCTGTCAACCAGGGCGACATAGACACGTTTCGTCCGCCAAGCAAACGAGGAACGCCTTCCCGCCGTCACATCAGACGCGAGGAAATGGACCGATACGTCAAATCGTTGGAGGAGTAAGCATGAACGACATTCGCAAGGCGTGCGTGAGGGCCGTGTTAGACGAATTCGACGACCATGGCGACGTCATCAGGCCGGCTGTCGGCGAGGAATGGGGCGGGGTCGACGCGTACCGTCCGCTCGGCCACATCGTCGGCTACATCGACCTCGACGTGGCCGGCCTCGTGGACCTCATCATCGACACGATCAACAAGGAGCTGTGATGACACTCAGGAGAATCGACGCGGAAACGCTGCTGATACCACCCGCACCGCCGAGGGACACGGTAATCATGTTCGGCTTGACCGGCTACGCGATTCGCGTCACGGGAAAGGGCGCCAGCCTCATGGAGCTCGACGTCGACGGAAGCCACGAGCTGGCGAGCATCGGAAAGGAACAGGCAAGGAAATTCATTCAAAGCATCGGAGGCGCAAGATGACCGACAACGACTATCGCATCGAGGACGGGTCCGAAAAGGGGAGGCCGAACTACGCGCTGCGTCGTGTGAAGTTCGCGGCCGCCGTGGTCGGCCTGGTCGTGAGCGTGACGCTCATGCTCACCTGGCATGGCGGCGGTCTGACGGGCGCGCTTGTGGTGGAGGGCGTGTATCTGGCCACGGCCCTGTGGCTGACGGTCAGGTTCGCTTCGCGCGATGACGTGGAGGACGACGTCTGACCGTATCCGCCGGCGTACAAGGACGCGGACGGATGGCGGAGGCGTGTGTCCTTTCATCTCACATTGCATTTCACGCATTCGCTCTCACGTCTTCCGCCGTCACGCCGTCCGCTGCGGGTTCGAATCCCGCCGCCGGCGCTTGGCCGGACCGTCAACGCCGCCCGCATCCCCGCTTCGTTCAGCTTTCTTGAGGGGTGTGGGAACGATGGGCGCGATTATTTGCTGTCATGGCGCCCAGCGGTCCGGCTCATATCAATCAATCTCATATCAATCAATCAAGGTCAAGGGAGGAACCGATGAAGGAGATTCTGCCGCATTGGCATTTCAGTCCGAACGCTCCGGTCAAGGACGTCGGCATGAAGGGGATGCCGCGTGGCGACAGGGTGGTGGCTGAGGCGTGCCGTCGGGTGATGGAAGGCGAGGCATGGAAGGAGCTGGTGATCCTCGAATCGTTGGGCGTGCGTTTCAACGAACTGGTGGGCCGGTTCGTGTCCGAGGTGGCGTCTCCGGTGTTGGAGGTGATGCCTGGTGACAGTTTCCATCAGGGCGCGAAGGCTCAGTTGTCGCACATGGTGAAGACCAGGGATGGTGGCGAGACCATCCGCATCATCAAGACTCTCGCCGTGAAAGGTAGGTTCTAATGGCTGGTGAGACGATCATCGCGGTGGTGGGCAATCTGACCGCGGATCCGGAATTGAGGTCGACGAAGAACGGCAGGAGCGTGGCTGGTTTCACGATCGCGTCCACTCCGCGCACGTTCGACCGGCAGTCGCAGCAGTGGGTCGATGGGGACGCGTTGTTCCTCCGCTGCACGGTATGGGGTGATCTGGCCGAGCATTGTGCCCGCTCTCTCGCCAAGGGCATGCGTGTGATCGCCCAGGGCAGGCTGACGCAGCATTCGTGGGAGGACGAGCAGCATCAGAAGCGTTCTTCCGTGGAATTGCAGGTGGATGAGATCGGCCCTTCCTTGCGGTATGCGACGGCGCAGGTCGCGAAGGTCCAGTCGGGCACGGCGGGCGCGTACGGCAATCCGGCTTCCATGCCGGCGGGCTATGCGGGAGGAGCCTCCGCTTCGTTGCCTCCGTCGGACCCGTGGGGTCAGCCACAGAACAAATCGGCATCGTTCGGTGATTTCGGCAAGCCGGAATCCGAACTGGATTTCTAAGGATGAATCATGAGCATGGAGAATGTTCGGAAACTGCTGTATCACGAGTACGGGCTCGACCCTTATGAGCTTCGTCTTCTGATGATGGTGGCCGACTGGACCGGCGATGACGGCAAGGGCTTCGCGAAGAGCGCGAAAACCATCGCATCGCAGCTGCATATGTCAGAACGAACTGTGCACAACAAGCTCCGTTCCCTGCGCGAGAAGGGCTTCCTGAGATACGGCAACCAGCACATCGTCGACGATATCGCGCCAAACCGTCGACCGAAGGTGTATGACATGCACCTGCCAAAACAGAGGGGTGAACGAAATGCACCCCAAGAAATCAAACCAAAAAACAGGGGTGAACGAAATGCACCCCAAAAAACAGGCATGAATCAGGGGTGCAGCTGGCATGAATCTGGCATGAATCAGGGGTGCACACAGCGTGCAGACAATACTACTAAATCTATAGAAACAATAAAGACTATAGAGAGTAACGCGCGCGCGAGAAAACAAATCCCAATACCAGCCGACTGGAAACCCTCTGAGGAACACCGGGCGCTCGCCGACCGGCTAGGCATCGACTGCGACATCGAAGCCGGGAAATTCCGCGACAGGGCCCTCGACTCGGGAGCACGCTCGGCCGACTGGAACGCGAAATTCCGCAACTGGCTCGTCAAAGGCAAGGAACGCGGATTCGCCACACTAAAAGATTCCAACGCTCGCCGACGGTTCACGTGGGGTAGTGAAGAGGTCAAACGTGTACTCGGCCCGATAGCCTGCGAAGGCACGGACACGTACATGGAGCTCGCATGCAAGGTCGCCGACCTGCTCAACCAGGGCGTGGACCCGGACATGCTGCGCCGTCAGCTCGCGAACGTGCCCGGCGACGTATTGGCCGAACAACTATTCGAACAGGAGGCGGCGGCATGAACGCCATGACCATCGCACACATGGCCGGCATCCTCACCTCGGCCATCCAGGCCGCCGACCGATTGGAACTCGACGCGCTCAAAGGCCCGGCGCTCGCCGATATGGACCTTGACCGCATCCGCGATATCAAACGCGACTGCTCGACCTGCATCAGCCTGCTCGACCAGCTCGGAAGGGAGCGACGATGAGCGACCGGCAATTCCAGGAATCGAAACGTATCGCGCTCGCACGTCAGGGCTGGCATTGCATGCGTTGCGGACGCAACCTGCACGACCCGAGTGTTTGGCCGGGCAGGAGCGGCCATCACCGGCAGTTGCGCCGTCGGGCCGACCCGACCGTGCGTGACCTGCCGTGCAACATCGTCGAACTGTGCGGTTCCGGCACGACCGGCTGCCATGGTTGGACGCACGCGCATCCGGCGGAGGCGGAACGGTTCGGCTACATCATCCCGAGCTGGCGCGCTCCGCTCAGCGTGCCGATACGCGACTGGAACGGCGACTGGTGGTGGCTGTTGGATGATGGCACGGCGCAACGGCTCACGCAAATCGAAATCATCGAATGGCAAAGCACTTGGAAGGAAGAATCATGAGGAAACAGGACGAAGATCTGAACGTGAAGCCGGAGGCGCTGCTCTGGCTCGACTTCGAAACGACCGGCACGGACAGGAATGACAGCCTGCCGTTGGAGGTCGGCATGGAATGCACCGACGTGCTGGGCGAACATTCGTATGGATCCCTGCACCGCATCATCAGACCGTACGATCTCGACCTGTTGGACATGAGCCCGATAGCATTCTCCATGCACACGGACAATGGTCTCCTGTTCGAACTGCTGAACGGTTCCGACAGGAACGACTGCGTGGAAGCGGTCGCGAACGCCGTGGAGGAGTATCTCGACTCCCTCGCGCAACGCTTCACGCTGGTTCCGGCTGGAACGAACGTGGACTTCGACATCGACTTCCTGAAACGTCTCGACATGGCCCCGGACAGGTGGCTGTCCTACCGCAAGTTCGACCTGACCACGCTCCGCCGGTATTTGAGGTTCATCGACTGTCCCGAGGATCCGTACGAGGGGCATTCCGGCACGCACAGGGTGCGCTACTGCATCCGACGCGACATCAACGACTACAAGTGGTACCGCAAGCTCCTGAAGGGAGCATGGTGATGACCGTGGCCGCCATGATGCTCCTGTGCGCGGCCGTCCTGGTCGCTTGGATCGGAGGCCGGCCATGACGGTCCAGACGCATATGGCGTGGCAGTACCGGAATCCCGCCGACCTGATCGGCCGTCGATGCATCGCGCTCACCGGTATGGATGTCACGTTGGACGGCCCGTTGGATCTGATCCGGTTGAGTCCGGTCCACGCGGTCCTGAAATACCGGGGCATCGGCCTGCACGTCATCGACTGCGACCTGCGCCACCATACGAACAAAACCTCGGACGGCATCCGCGCCGTCGTCATCACGGAAGGCAAACCATGAAAAACATCACATCGCATGCCAGGAAATGGCATAGGACCAGTCCATGCCCCTACTGCGGCACGAGGAAGCCAAGCATCGAACCATACGCCCGCATCATCGGAACCACGATGCACTGCCTCTGGATCGCCAAATGCCGCGGATGTCCGAACGCCATCTGGATCAGAACACCGGACGACAGCATCAAAACCGCGATCCGCGGATGGAACAGATACGCCAACGGCGAATGGCGCAAACACTAGGAGGAAACAAAATGAGAAAAACAACACGCATCACACTCGCCATCACCGTCATATGCATGGCGCTCGCCGGATGCGGAAGCGCGTCGGAGCCTTCAACGCCAGCGCATGCGGTCAGGTCCGTCGACTCGCAGTGCTCCGCCGACTCCGACGTATTCACGGAATGCGTCATCACCCTGACCGACACGAGGCAAGTGGACTGCGTCGTCTACTCGGGCTACAAGCAGGGCGGCCTGTCATGCGACTGGTACCACGTGAGCGGCGCGGACAAGGAGCCGGCAAGATGAGCTACAACGTCGTCACCCAGGAAGGCGTCAGAACGTTCGAGAACATCGACGATGCTGGCGACTACGCGCAGGCCATGTCCTTGAGGACTGGCGAGCCGGTCAAGGTGTTCCATGCCGAGACCGGACTGGTCACATTCACAACCAAAACAAAGAAGGAAACGAAATGAAAGTGAAGAAAACCCTCATGGACATGATCGTCAAATGGCATCAGGCCGGATACAGCCTCGATGAGATCTCGCCACTGGTTCCTCAAGTCCCCAAAGAGGAAATCAAAGCGATAATCCAACAACACCACGAATAACAAAAACCCGACCTTCCGGCCGGGCTCCTGACACCACCAGAAGACTACCACGCCGGAGGGAATCGAACAAATGAACGAACAAAACAACGAATCCCAACCAACACCAAACCAGACACAACCAGCACAAACCAACCAAAACAAGCCAGCGCTCGCCGGCGTGTGCCTCGTCTGCGGCGGAGAATGCGCTGTCGGCGACACCATGTGCGCGCAATGCGACGGGCTGATGCGCGACTGGCTGCGGGAATATCCATCATGGTTGGATTCGCTGCATGAGTTCCTGGACTCGACCGCGCACTACGGAGGCCGCCAGCCTGGACGCGTCAACCTTCCAGCCGCACCGACGCCAATCCGATTGCCGGTGCTCGACCACATGCAGGCCATCGAGAATGCCGCAATCGCACTCTGGCGCCGGTTGTACGCTCCGCCCGCCATGCCTTGGGCGACCTATGGCGTGCACCCGCCGCTGGTGGACATGCTGCGTGTCTGCGCCGGCAGTCCTCGACTGCGCCGCATGCCTGACATCGCCGACTTCTACCATGAGTGGGAGTCGATGGTTCGAAAGACGCTGGACATCATCGACGTGCCGCCTGCGAAACATGGCATCGGCAGATGCCCGAACCCGCTGTGCGGAGTCGAATTGACAGCGGCGGTCGGCGCGGTAAGCGTTGCATGTCCCGTGTGCGGCAACACTTACCTTGTGGCGGATGTGCGGTTGGGGTTCCTGAGGGAATGCGTTCGGTCGGGACGCGCGTTCACGGCGGGGGAGTGCGCGGAACTGCTGCGCGAATGCGGATTCCAGTGCAACGCGAACACGATTCGCTCATGGCGCAAGCGCGGCAGGCTCCAACCGGTTGGTGAAAACGTGAAGGGGCAGCCGTTGTACAGGCTTTCCGACGTGCATGGACAGGTCGTGCGACGCGACTCGATTTGACAAAATCGAAAGTGCAACGCACAATTGTCAGTGGATTAGAGGGTTCAAACCGAGGTGAATTGGTTTGGACCCTTTTCATATCCGCCATGGATTCTCCTAACTCCTTGGGCTACGTAACACCGTCCTGTCCGAACGGCATATCGGACACGCTCCGCCCACTCACGTCAGAGTGGGCATACACCAACAGCGGCAGGCAGGCCAATCCCGCGCTTATGTGATGCGGTGATGCTCAAACCGCCTGTCCATGCCTTCGTAGGAATCAGTGGCAGATCGCACCGGTCGCAGATCTTCGGATCCTCTTCCTTGCGGCCGCGTGTATGCGCGGGTTCGACTCCCGCCGAAGGCGCTCCATGAATAACCTCGGGAGGGGATATTCGCAGATGACGGGATCCCTGGTCGACATGTGGTTGGCCATGCTAGGACTTCATACGAAGGAATGACCATGGGCAAGCGACGCAACGAGCGGGTCAGCAACGGATACCGGCGGCGCATGCTCAGGCAAAGAGTGTTGGCCGCATACGATGTGTGCGCCATCTGCGGCAAGCCGGTCGACAAGACGTTGAAGTCGCCGCATCCCATGAGCGCCGAAGTAGACGAACTCATACCAGTCTCACGTGGCGGTGATCCATACAGCTTCACTAACTGCAGGCTCACGCACCGCATCTGCAACAGGTTCAAGAGCGACAAGACAGACGAACACGCACGAGCGCTGCTGGCCGGCAAGCAGACCATCAAACCAAGCTCGATGCCGTTCAAAACGTTCGGCATCTGACCCGATACCAGGGCAGGGTACCCGGTCATACCCCCTTGGGGTAGCCTCGGGTGCAGTGCCGATATCCCTCCCGGAATGCAAACGTCGGAAACAGGGGAAACGACGAAAGGTCGGAAAGCGGAGGTGGACGCCATGAAGTGCGAACTCTGTGGCAAGGAATTCCGGCCTTCCGGCCACGGGCGGCCGCAACGGTACTGCTCCAAATCCTGCCGTCAGAAAGCCGATTATCGTCGGAAAAAGAACAGGCCCGCACAGGACTGGAACAGTAAGCCACCCGTCAAAGTCGTGGAAACGAAACAGAAGCCGGAGCAGGACCTCGACCAGCGGAGTTTCGAGAGAATGATGGACGGCAGCATGCTGGACATGCTGCGCGCCAACCGCGACCGACTGCAGAAGGCTATGGACGACACGTCCACACCGGCAAACGCACTGCCCGCGATCAGCCGCCAGCTCATCGATGTATGCGAACGCATCGAATCACTCCAAGGCGGAGGTCTGACCGACCTGCTGGACGATGAGGAAGACGAGGTGACGGACGATGTCGGAGCGTCGATTGTCTGAAATCGCCAAGGTCCTCCGCCAGCCGGAAGGCATCGTCGGCAGCGAGTTCACGCGAATCAACAAAGCTGCGCGCAAGGCCGGCATCCGTTTCGACTTGTGGCAGCAGGGTTTCTTGTGGCTTCTGTTCGCCAAGAACACGGAAGGCAGGTACGCGTGTGGCGCGGACGGCGCCGTGCTGTCCAGCTGCAGGCAGATCGGCAAGACCTTCACCGTCGGCACCGCGTTGTTCCTCAAGGCGATACTCACGCCGAACCTGAAGGCCATCTGGACCGCCCACCACACGCGCACCAGCGACGAGACGTTCGCGGACATGTGCGAGATGGAACACAACCCGATGCTCGGCAGGTACGTGGAACGCATCCGCAGGGCGAACGGCCAGCAGGAGATCACGTTCACGTCCGGCAGCCGCATCATGTTCGGCGCCCGAGAGAACGGTTTCGGCCGAGGCCTGCACAGCGTGGACGTGGCCGTTTTCGACGAGGCGCAGATCCTCACCGTGCGCGCGATGGACAACATGATCCCCGTCCTGAACACGAGCCCGAACCCGTTGGTCGTGTACATGGGCAATCCACCCAAGCCGGGAGACCAGTGCGAGGCGTTCACGGAGAAGCGCATGCACGCGCTGAACCATGACGGGAACCTCCTCTACGTGGAGCTTGCCGCCGACAAGGACGCGGATCCGGACGACCGCGAACAGTGGGCTAAAGCGAATCCCAGCTATCCGAGACGTACCAGTGAACAGGCAATCATACGCATGCGCAACAACCTGTCCGACGATTCGTTCCGCCGTGAGGCGCTCGGCATCTGGGATGAGACTGTCACCGCATACGCCATCGACCCCGACCAGTGGAGGGCAGCGGCCGTCGATGACGTGCCCGAAGGCGGCACGGTGAGCTTCGGCCTCGACATGCCGCCCGACAGGAGCGTGCTGACCATCGGTGCCGCATTGCGGTACAAGGACGGAACGGCCGTCATCCAGATGGCGAACATCAAGGACGCGCGGCAGGCGGGAACCATGTGGGCCGTGGACTGGCTCGCCGAACGCTGGCACAAGACCGCCAGCGTGGTCATCGACGCGCAGTCCCCGGCCATGAGCCTGCTGCCCGACCTGAAAGCCGCGCACGTGAAGGTCACGGTCACGAACATGCAGGAGATGGGCCGCGCATGCGGCCGGTTCCTCGACATGCTCAAGGCCGGGACGCTCAAGCACCCGCCGGACGAATACCAGCCGCAATTGGCCACCGCCGTCAAAGGCGCGACCACGCGCCCATTGGGACAGTCCGGCGCGATCGCATGGAACAAGCTCGGCTCGGATATCGACATAACCCCGCTCGTATCCACCACATTGGCGCTCTACGGGGCGTTCACCACGAAACGGCATCCAGGAAGGCGACAGGAGGTGATGGTCTGATGGTCTTCTACATGGCAGACGGCACCACGGTAAGCACGGCACCGAAATTCACCGGCAGCAGCTACCTAGACACCGCCAGCGGGAACGTCGGCACCATTCTTGGCGTCGACGACGAGGACATGTCCATCATCCAAGAACTGCTGCGCGTATGGCGAGAGAAATACCCGCGTAACCTAATCCGCGGAGCCTACTACGACTGCAAGGAACGGTTCAAGGACTTCGGAATCTCCATACCCGACCAGATCAAAAACAAGGTCGAGGCAATGATCGGATGGCCCGAACTGGCCGTCCGATCATTGAGCGACCTGAGTGACCTGGAAGGGTTCAGTGTCTCCGGTGACGACACGATGGGCGTCGGTGACCTGTTCGAGGACAACCAATTGGACGTGGCCACGTCCGAACTGATCGTATCCGCATACAAGCATTCGTGCAGTTTCCTGACCATTGCCGCAGACCCGGAGGATCCGGAACGAATCAGTATGATTCCGCGTTCCGCAGACTGGTCGGCGGGAATCTGGGACAGGCGCAACCATCGTCTGGCCGGCGCGTTGACCATCACCGAGGACGATAAGGACGGGCGGATCTGCGCGTTCAACGTGTGGCTTCCAGGCAAGGTCTACGAATGCTCTGGCCACCTGATGCCATGGCGTGCGGAGAAAATCGAAACGAACTTCGACCAGCCGACGGTCGTCTCGCTTGCCTATGACAGGCAGATGGATAGGCCGTTCGGCCACAGCCGCATCAGCCGTTCGCTCATGAGCCTCGTGGACGCTGGATTCCGTACTGTGGTCCGCATGGAGGCATCTGCTGAATTCTATTCCGTGCCCAAGCTCTGGTTCATCGGCGCGAACAGGGACGCGTTCAGCAGCAACACGTGGAAGAGCCTCATCCAGGCGATCAACGCCATCAGCGCCGACGAGGACGGCAAACTTCCACAACTGCAGCAGGTGCAGCAGGCGTCCATGACGCCCCACTCGGACATGCTCAAGACGATGGCCATGCTCGTCGCATCGCAGACCCGCGTGCCGGTCGACTATCTGGGCATCACACTGGACAACCCGACCAGCGCCGAGGCGATGGCGTCCGCCGAACGACGGCTCACCCGCATCGCCGACAAGCAGAACGTGGCCTTCGGACGCGAGCTCAAACGGGCCATGGGCATCGCCGTGGCACTGCGCGAAGGCGAGAATACGATACCGGACTCCATGCGCGACGTGCACCCGGTATGGGCGCCCACGAGGGAGATTTCCGACGCGGCGCGCGCCGACGCGTTCGCTAAGATCGCCGACAAGGTCACCGGCTACGCCGACTCCGACGTCGGACTCGAACGACTCGGCCTGAGCCGTGAGGAAATCACCCGCTTACGCGCCGACCAGCAACGCCAGCGCGCTAAGGAACAGATCGATCAGCTAAAGGCTCGCCTGGCATCGGCCGGCGGCGAGGAGGTTCAGGATGGAACTCAACAGCCTGAACATACCGGAGACGAACAGGAGAGATCTTCAACGGCTGCTTGACCAAGCCTATGCGGGATACGTCGCCGACCTTGATGCATTGGCAGACGAAGCGGCTGACGCTATCGAGGCGCAGTACCGCTCCAACCCGTTGTTCATGCGCGATGTGGTCGAGGACTACTCGAGACAGTCCGCGCAGCTGGCTGACGATTATTTCAGCCAGCTACGCGCTATATGGGCAGAGCAGTCAGGAGTGGACCTGCCGGAGTTCGAACACCCGGATTTGCTTGATCCAAGCGAAGTCCTCTACCGCATGAACGGCGGTTTCTCCGGAACCGACTGGAATGGTCTCAACTACTCCGACCTCGTCGCCGGACGCAGCAATGCCGGATTGAGCGTGGACAGTCTGTGGCCGGAGTTGAAGACCATCGATGACTGGCAGCAGCTCATTGGTGACATGGTCAGCACATCCGCCAGGCTTATGACCATGCGTGACATGCGTGCCGACCCCACAAAACCAAAATGGGCGCGCGTGCCACGAGGCAGCGATCCATGCGCGTTCTGCGTCATGCTCGCCACCCGTGGCTTCGAATACCTCAGTGAAGAGACGGCCGACTTCGGCCCCACCTTCCACAATGGCCACTGTCACTGTGATGTCATCAGCAGTTGGGGAAGGCAGAAGCTCAAAGGCTTCGACCCCGACGGCATGAGCGAACGCTGGGAACAATGCAAGACGGCCATCGAGCATCGTCTTACCCACGACGAATACCTGAGAACCCGCAGTTCGCCGGACCAGAAGTTCGGCAACTGGAAGCGCAACCAGATACTCGCCGAGATGCGCTGGCGCGACCGAGAATGGCTCCACAGCGGCGCAGAGCCACCGATCAGCTTCCCAAGTGATGGGATGCGTGAGGAAACCGAGAAGGCAAGGCCGCAGGAGATACGAACGGCCCAGAGACTGCGCAGACATGGAATCGTCCCGGCCTTTCAGATCGACCATCGTGAAGCGAAGGATCCAGACACTGGGCGTATGCTCCTGATCGGCTTGTCTGATTTGGAAGGCGGCATCGAGCTCAAGACGCCTCAATCAGCAGACAAATTCCGCACTATCGACGGATATATGGGCAGCGCGTCAAAAAAGCCGGATTGCAGACGGCTGATCATCGACAATTCCGAAAACGACAACATGAGCGATGAGGAACTCATCGGAAACATCATGAAAAGCCATCGTTTCAAGAATGGGATCGTATACATCCTGAACAAAAAAGGACAGTTGCTGAGAATCAAGTAAGCGCCGCTGAAACTACCAAAAAGGGCGGTAACAAGGGCGCTTACGTATCCATTCTATCACCTTTTGGTGGATTGCCGGAGCAGACGAACGGACCCGACTGTAAATCGGGCGCATTTTGCCACGCGGGTGCGAATCCCGCATCCACCACTCAACCGGCCCTCCGGCCGGCGGCGACCATGCGCCGCATCGCATGGGAGGACCATATGGCGCACCGTGGCGCGGTCGAACTCGAATCCACGGGAAACAGCAAGAAGGAGCACAGCATGTTCAATAGATTCCGATTCCCGGCCCGTATCCGTCTCATCGACGGCGGCGGGGACGAGGGCGGTTCCGGCGAAGGCAACGAGACCGAGCCGAAATCGTTCACCCAGGAGCAGGTCGACCAGATCGTGGAGAGAAGACTGGCGAAGGAGCGCGGCAAGTACAAGGATTATGACGAGCTCAAGTCCAAGGCCATGAAACTCGACGAGATGGAGAACGCCGGCAAGAGCGAGATCGACAAGCTCAAGGAATCGAACGCCGCATTGCGCAAGCAGATCGACGACGCCGCGGCCGAGAAGCAGCACGCCGAATGGGTGTCCGAAGTCGCCAAAGACAAGGGCGTCCCGGCCGAACTGCTCCGCGGAAGCACCAGGGACGAGCTCGAAGCGCATGCGGAACTCCTCCACAAGGCGCTGAACCCGTCATCCAAAGCCCCGCAGGTGAGGAACCAGACGCGCACTCCCTCGCATCAGAACAGCAACAAGGACGCCGAAGAGCTCTCGTACATCCACCAGCTCCTTGGCAAATAATCCGACCGACCGAAAGGACAAGCCATCATGGCGATGAAAACAGACCAGATCAAGCTCCCCGTGAGCGTGGCCACCGAAATCGTGAACAAGGCCAAGGACACCAGCACCATCGTGTCCCTGAGCCCCAGCACGCCGCAGATCTTCTCCGACGCCGACTACCTCGTGTTCAACGGCAAGAGCGAGGCCGAGGTCGTGGCCGAGGGCGCGGTCAAGAGCAGCTACGAGCAGACCGTGGATTCCGTCGTGGCGAAGCGCTTCAAGGTGCAGACCACCACTCGTGTCACCAGCGAACTCCGGTGGGCCGATGAGGACAACCAGTTGCAGATCATCCGCAGCATCCAGGCGGATCAGGCAGCCGCTTTGGGTCGTGCGCTCGACTACGTGATCTACCATGCAATCAACCCGAAGGCTGGCACCGCGCTTTCCGGATTCGAGCCGTTGAGCACGTCCGCCGTGCAGGTGACCGCCGGCGATGACGACATCAGCAACGTGGATGCCTTGGCCGACGCGCTGAACGACTCCTACGACATCAACGGCGTGGCATTGTCCAAGACGTGGGCGTCCCGTCTGCGCAAGCTGCGCGTGCCCTCCACCGGCATGCGCTTCTACCCGGAGATCCCGCTGAACCTGCAGGCCGGCAGCCTGGACGGCATCACCGCCGCGACCTCCGGCACCGTCAACGGGCGACTGGCTAAGACCCCGACGAAGGTGCTCGCGTTCATGGGAGACTTCAGCCTCATCAAATGGGGCATGGTCCGCGACCTGACCAGCGAGATCATCGCCTACGGCGACCCGGACCAGACCGGCGTCGACCTGAAGGCGCACAACCAGATCGCATACCGCACCGAGGCGATGTACGCGTTCGCCGTCATCGACCCGCACGCATTCGCGGTACTCAAAACCAAGTGAGGTGAACTATGAGTTTTCCCATCCAGACGCTTGTTGTCAATCCTGCAGGCGAGGAAAAGCACACTGTCGGTCCGCTGGACGCGCAGGTGCGACTCGTCAACACCGACGGCACCGCCTTCTCCGCAGGCTCCAGAGCTTACGAGCTGCAGGCGGCCGGCGAGGACACCCTCGGCGCGGTCAAGCGGTTCGCCCCCGAACAGACGCTCGGGAACGTCGATGACAATATCGCCAAGGCAGCCGCAGCTGCTCCGACCAAGGACGAATACGACAAACTCGTCACGGCCTTCAACACACTGGCGAAACAGTTCAACGACCTCGTCGCCGGCTTTGAGGCCTCTGGGATGATCAAGCTGCCGGAAAAGAAGTGACCATGACGGATGAGCCCGACATGTTCGCCACCTCCGACGACCTCGAACGGAGATGGCACAAGCTCGCCGACGAGGAACGCGAGAAGGCCGACACGCATCTCATGGACGTGACCGACTACATCAAGGAACGCTCTCCGAATTGGCAGCGTCTCCAAAAAGAACGGCCACGCCTCTTGGCGAAGATCACCTGCGACATCGTCCGCAGGATCATGCAGGCCGACCCGTACGACATCCCCGGCGGCGTCACCCAGATGAACCAGACCACCGGTAGCTTCAGCGAACAATACAGTTTCGGAGCGCCAACCGGCGACCTGTGGCTGCGTGACGACGAGAAACGCATCCTCGGCATCAACGCCCAACGCGCGTTCAGCGTCGACATGGCCACAGGTGAGGTGTCCTGATGGAAACCATCGAAGTGTGGCGCGGCCAGCCCACGACCGACACGGACGGCAACCCCATCCAAGGCAAGCCCGTCCGTGTCGGCGCATTCCAGGCGGTGGTAGCCCAGTCCTCCACCACCGACCAGATCGAGGAGAACGCCAATCCACGGACCATCGAATACACGATCCACATCCGCGGCAGCCAGCCATCCGGCATCCAGGCCTCTGACCTGATCAAAGTCAGAGGCGTCCTTCTGCCAGTCAAAGGCAAACCGCAAGTATGGAACAACACCCACGGACGGCACGTCGGCGACGTGCTCACCGTGGGCGAGCGGAAAGGATAAACCATGGCCAAACGATGCAGATTCGTGTTCAACCGCAAGGCGTTCAGCCAACAGGTGCTGAAGAACGAGACCCTGCGAGACCGCATGCGCGACGCCGCCAACGAGGCCGTCACCGACAGCCGCTGCATGGTGCGCGACCATGACGGCAAGAACCGCAGCGGCGTGGCGATCATCTGCCCGGCACCGGTGGAGAAGGCGCACGGCACGTTGGAGGACACGCTCGGAAGGATGCGCGTATGAGCATTCCCGTCACCCCACGGCGCACGGAGTCGCTGCTCCTGTCCAAACTGAGGACACTGTTCCCGGACGTGACTTTCGACACCATCGAACGCAACGACCTCGAACCGCCTTTCACCGAAGCCACTCTGGCCGACTCCATGCAAGGCATGAGCACCCCAATCTCGCAGTACGTGCGGCTGCGGTTGAGCGTGCGATGCATGAGAGAGGACCATACGGGCGACTGGGGCAAGGCCGCACGCCTGTGGGCCGACATCGCGAGGGAGATCATCGGGCTCGGAACCGTCGCGCCGCTCATCGACGCGTCACTCGAATCCGGGCCGGTACGCATGACGGACGAGGACAAGAGACTGGTGTGCGCGTACGGCGTGCTCCTGCTCGAGGTCACCGTCAACTGAAACACAACCAAAGACAACGTGCCGCCACACGCGAAGAACGGAAAGGTGCAGACGAATGTCTGACAACAACGAAAAAACCACCGTCGCCGCGCAGGGCGCGACCGACTACGGGTACGTGTCCAGCGGCAACACCGCAGGCAACGTGCGCCTGATCAAGAACTACGCGCTGTTCCTGTTCCCCAAGGGCGACAGCACGTTCGTGGCTCCGACCGGAGTGGCCTGGACCCCGCCGGCAAGCAAGAAGCCGATCGGCTACTCCACGGAGGACGGCGCCGTACTGCATCCGGAACCGGGCGACAGCACCGACTACAAGGCCCACAACGGCGACATCGTCCTGTCCGACACGGATCCGGGCTACTGGACGCTGCAGCTCGCCGCTATGGAGGGCCGCAAGGACGTGGTGTCCGCCTACTTCGACGTGGATGTGGAATCCGACGGCGGCATCAGCATCAAGGGAGCCGGCCTGAAGAAGGAATGGATCCTCGTATTGGTCGCGCTCGACCAGCAGGACCGCCCCTTCCTCCTGTACGGCACCAACGCGAAGGTGAGCGACCGTGACGACGTGAGCCTGAAATCCAGCGAGATCATGAACTTCAGCATGACGTTCAAGATGCTCAAGGGCACCAACGGCGAACAGTTCCACGCGTGGGGCCTCGTCACCGAAGACGCCAAGTGACCCATTGATTCTTCCCGTGCGGCCGATGGCGGTCGACCGCACGGGACCATTACCAATAACCGCCGATAACCATGAAACGGAGACGAAATGAGCGACAACACCTACCATGTCGTGGACGTGGACCTTACCGACGCGGAGGAGCTCAAGCCCGACGTGCACCTCGAGGTCGCCGGAGCGAAACTCGACCTGCCGAACCTCAACAACGCGGAACTGCCCATCGAACTCGTGCAGGCCATCCTCCTGGTCAAGAGCAGGCCGACGCTCTCCGACGAGGAGACCAGCGCGTGCATGGCCGCGTTCCTCGCGTACTTCCAGGCGATGAAGCCGAACTTCTGGAACGTGCTACGCAAGACGGAACGTCCGATCGCCTACCTCACCGCCACGGTGAAGGCGTGGGCCGACGAATCCGGACTGGACCCAAAAGCGTTTACCTCGTCCACCTCTGGAACAACCACCGCGCGGCGTTAGCCTACGACTGGATCCGCGCGTACGGGCAGGTCTACAGGCCCGTACGCTTCCAGGAATGGATCGCGGGAGCCCGCCCGCGAACCGACTGGGGACTCGCATGGGCGTTGACCCGCGAGATCCTCAAAGACCACACGAGCCACTCGTGGATGGCGTTGCAGAACGCCGTCTACGTGCCCGACGGAGCCGAACAGGCCGCATGGCTGACCGCGCCGGAACGGAAGAAGCGCCCATGGTTCGACCACGGGCACGATCCCCTCCGCCAGCCGACACCGACGCACAGCCTCACCCGTCGGCAGCGCGAGGACAGGGAACGGCTCAAAGCCTACTTCCACATCAACGACGACCTCTGATCCCGACCGCCATCGGAATCCCGACACACAGCAAGGAACACGATGGCAGCACAGGACATTGGCGTCGTATACGTCCACGTCGAACCATCCGGCAAAGGATTCGGCAAAAGCATCGAAGGCGACATCGGCGACGCCGTCAGCAAAGCCTCCAAGCAAAGCTCCAGCACCCTCATCTCGAAAATCGGCGGCGCGTTCGGCAAGATCGGCAAGGTCGGCACAGGCGCGATCGCCACCATCGCAGGCGGCATCACCGCACTGGCCGCCAAGGGCGGCTTCACGCGCGCCCTCAACATCGAGAACGCGCAGGCCAAGCTCAAAGGCCTCGGCCACGACAGCGCCAGCGTCACCGAGATCATGAACGACGCGCTCGCATCCGTCAAGGGCACCGCGTTCGGCCTGGGCGACGCCGCGACCGTGGCGGCCAGCCTCTCGGCTTCCGGCGTCAAGGAGGGCGGCGAGCTCACCCAGGTGCTCAAGACCGTCGCCGACACCGCGCAGATCAGCGGCAGGAGCCTGACCGACATCGGCACGATCTTTGGATCGGTCGCCGCGCGAGGAAAACTCCAGGGCGACGACATGCTCCAGCTCATGTCGAGCGGCATCCCGGTCCTCCAGATGCTCGGCAAGCACCTGAATAAGACCAGCGCCGAAGTGTCCGACATGGTCTCGGACGGCAAGATCGACTTCCAGACCTTCGCCGACGCCATGCAGGAAGGCCTAGGCGGTGCCGCCCAGAGCGCCGGCACCACGTTCGCCGGCGCGCTGGCGAACGTGAAGGCCGCGTTGAGCCGACTCGGCGAGACCGCAGCCACGCCCGTCCTCAACGGACTGCGCGGACTGTTCAACCAGGCCATTCCACTCATCGATGCGTTCACCGCGGCGGTGTCCCCGACTTTGGAGAAGGTCGGCGCGGGATTGCAGAAGGGATTGGAACAGGCCATCCCCACGGCCGCCGCCTTTTTCGACAAGCTCGGCAAAAGCCAGACTGTCCAGCAGTTCGCCTCCTATCTCGCTTCCCTCAAGGACGATCTGAAGGAACTCGGCTCATCCCTGTCGGGAGCTGCCAGAGCCGTCTGGAATGTCATCTCCGAACCGCTCTCCGAACTCTACAATCAGGCGAAAGGACAATTGCCGGCGGTCGCGGACGGATTCAAAACACTCCTGCATGCCGTGTCAGGTCTTCTTGACTACGTGTCGGCCCACACGGACAGCATCATCCCGCTGGCCAAGGGAATCACCGCGTTCGTCCTCGCCAGCAAAGGCATCAGCGCGGTATCCGCCGGGCTGAAAACGGTTTCCGGTGGGCTGAAGGCCATTTCCGCGACTGCCTCCGGTGTGGAGAAGACCGCTACGGCCGCTTTCGACCTGATTGGCAAGATCTCCGACGCGGGAAGCGCGGCTGGAGGACTGAAGCAACTCGCCGGCTCGTTCAATATTGTCAAGGCAGCTCAATCGGCGTGGAGCGCGGTGACCAAGGCTGCTACCGCCGTGCAGCTGGCATTCAGCGCTGCCTTGGATGCGAATCCGATCGGCATGCTTGTCGTAGCCATCGGCGCGGTCGTGGCCGCGCTGACATGGTTCTTCACCCAAACCGAAACGGGCAAACGACTCTGGAACAGCTTCGCCACATGGTTTATGGGAATCTGGAACCAGATCAGCACCGCATGCCGGCCAATCCTGCAAGCCATCGGAACATTCATCACCCAGACCATGAGCCAAATCCAACAAATCTGGCAAACCGGATGGACACTCATCACCACCGTCCTCCAAAACGTCTGGAACACGATCGGCCCCATCATCATGATCGCACTCACCGCGATCATCACCGGCATCCAAACATTCATCGCCACCATCACACCGCTCCTGCAAGCCGGCATGCAGATCATCCAAACCATCTTCCAAATCGCCGCCACCATCATCGGCACGGTCTGGAACGGACTCTGGAACACCATATCCACCGTCGTACAAGGCACATGGACCATCATCACCACAATCATCAACACCGCACTCACCGTCATCCAAGGCATCATCCAACTGGCGCTTGCGGTCGTCAACGGGAACTGGAGCGCCGCGTGGTCGGCCATCCAGGGCATCGTGTCGGCAGTGTGGGGCGGCATCCAAGGCGTCGTTTCCGCGGGAGTCGGCATGGTCAGTGGCGTGGTATCCGCCGCATGCTCGACCATCCGGAGCGTGTGGGCCGCGTTGTGGAATGGCGTCAGAAGCATTGTGTCGAGCGTCTGGGGCGGCATCGTCGGCACCGTAAGCAACATGGTTGGCCGTGTCGGGAGTGTCGTGAGCGGGATTGGCGGAACCGTCCGGAGCGCGGTGTCCGGAGCGGGCAGCTGGCTCGTCAGCGCGGGACGCAACATCATTCAGGGATTGATCAACGGCATCACAGGAATGGTCGGCTCGTTGTATTCCAGCATCACCAACGCGTTGTCGGGCTTGGTGGACAAGGCCAAGAACGCTTTGGGCATCCATTCCCCGTCGCGTGTGTTCCGCGACGAGGTCGGCGTGATGGTCGGACGTGGCATGGCATTGGGCATCGACGATTCCGCGCATGTGGTCAGCCGTTCCATGGATTCGCTCGTCTCCACGATGAGCCTCTCCGACGTGGACTGGTCGAAGACCGGCAGGCTGAACGTCACGGCCGGCACCGGCGCCAATGCCGGCGACGGCGATCTGCGGGAACTCATCGCGGCCGTCGAATCGCTGCACGACGACCTCGGATCGATCATCGCCAGGTACACGCCGACGATAGGGGACCGCGACTTCGCAAGGAAGGTGAGAAGTGCAATCGCTTGAATACGTGTGCGCGGCCACAGGTGAGCGAATCGGCTTCGAAGGGCCTCTGTACGGCGAAACGCTCGCCGGACTGCGTGGCCGCGTCTGGGACTACAGCATCGGCGCACGCGGCCTGACCGGCATCACCCGCAAGACACGCGAAACGAACGTCACGGTGAGGATCCATGATTCGTCGGCCACGCTCGACCTGCTGCGCCGTCTCGCCGACGCCGACATGGCCGCCGGCACGCCAGGCACCCTCGTAGCCGACAGTGAATGGGAGACCAGGGCGTGGATCGCGAAGAGCGAGCCGCAGTCCATCACGCCCACGATGGTCGAGACGCAGCTGACCATCGTGCTTGCAGACGGCGTGTGGCGGCGCGGGACCACCGAACACCACGACCCGCGAGCCGACAAGGCCGGCGGCGACCTCGACTACCCGTACGACTACCCGTACGACTACGCCGGCATGAGCATCCTCGACACCGTGACTAACGCGACCGGCATGCCGCAGCCGGTGAAGCTCACGATCTTCGGCCCGTGCGTCAACCCGTACGTCATCATCGGCACGAACCGGTACGAGGTCGACGCGACCATTCCGGCTGGCAGCAGACTTGAAATCGACGGTGCCGCTGACGCCAGGACCGTCATCATGATCTCGGACACCGGCCTGCGCACCAACCTCTTCGGCAAAGCCGTGCGAGGCACCGGACGCGGATCCGGAACCTACATCTTTGAACCGTTGCCGCCCGGCATGAGCACGATCAGCTGGGCTGGCGGATTCAAATTCGACTTGACCGCCATCGAGGAGAGGAGCGAACCGCCATGGACCTGATTGTCACCGACACGAATGGCACGCCGTCCGGCTCGTACGCCTCATGGACGCTCGACCTGGCATACGGGTCGGGGGAGAACGACTTCGACCTCCAATGCCCGGCATGCCTGGAACCAGGCTGCCGATGGTGGGTCGACGGCACCGGCTGGGGCGGCATCGTCGACGACGTGAAGACCAGCGTCACCGGCGGCGAGGGCGAGCTCACCTACCACGGTCGCGACTGGCACGGCCTGCTCGCCTCGAAGATCCTCGAACCCGACAAGGGCAAGGACTACCTGACCATGAGCGGCACGATCGGCACGCTCCTGCGCACCGTCATCTCCCGTATCGGACTGCAGGACATCCTCAACGTCACGGAAGGCACGTCCAAAACCGCACGCTGGCAGTTCGACCGGTACTGCGACGCGTGGAGCGGCCTGTCCAAGATGTTGCGCGCATCAGGACTGCGGCTGCGCATCACCGCAGCGCAGAACGGCGTGACGGTCGACGCGCCGCCGATCACGGCCGCCGGCGACCTCATCGACTCCGACCTCATCGACTTCGACGCGACCCTCGCCTCGCATCCGATCAACCACCTGATCTGCCTCGGCAAGGGCGAACTCAGGGACAGGATCGTCGTCCACTGGTACGCCGACCAGAAAGGCACGCTCAGCCACACGCAGACCATCAAAGGCGCGGACGAGCGCACAAGCGTCTACGAGCTCAGCAACGCCGATGCCGCCGAACTCGAGACCAAAGGCAAGACAAAGCTCCAGGAGCTGCGGGATACAGGCAGCATCGACGTGGATGTGGAATCCGACGGCATTGACCTCGACGTGGGTGACACTGTGACCGGCCGCGACAACACCACCGGCATCAAGGTCACCGCCGAGATCACCAAAAAGATCATCAAAGTCGAGGACGGTATCCCGACCGTAGCCTACGAGGCGACTACCGCATCCACGGAATCGACCGGCGAGATCGGCGGCGGTGGATCAAGCTCCGGAGACGGCCACGCCTACTACGCCGGCAGCGGCCTCACCCTCTCCAACTGGACGTTCAGCGCCGATGTGACCGCCGCCGACCTCGAAACGGTCCGCAAAACCGCCGCCGAAGCCAACAAGGCCGCATCCGACGCCGCGGCCGAAATCGGAGGCGCCAGAGACCTCGCCAAACAGGCCGGCGTAAAAGCCGATACGGCCACCACTACGGCGCAGACCGCGTTGGCCGCGGCGCAGGCGCGAATCTTGGACATCACTGCATCGGCTCCAGTCACAGTGACCCGCACCGACGAGACGGCTGCCATCACCGTCGCACAGGCCACATCATCGGCGGACGGGCTCCTTGCCGCCGCAGACAAGAAGAAGCTCGACGGCATCCAGTCCGGCGCGAACAGGTACACGCTGCCAGTGGCATCCACCGCCACCCTCGGCGGCGTCAAACCCGATGGCACGACCATCACCATCGGCCCGGACGGCACCATCACCGCACAATCCAGTGCGACAGCGGCATCCTTCCTCGCCGCACACCCAATCGGCTCGCTCTACTGGTGCGTCGCCGGAGACCCCAACGACCATGGCGGCACATGGAAGGAAATCCACACCATCATCGGCGGACACGTCTGGCAAAGACTCGCCTGAAAGGAACATCATGGCAAAAACCACGAACATCACCAAATACACATGCGACCGCTGCCACGACAGCGCATACCTCACCGACGGAGATCCGCGCACGTCGAGCGACTGGCATCAGATCAAACACACCACCGCGGACGGAGTGACGCAGGAGGCGCTGGCATGCACCTCATGCCAGCAGGAATTCAAGAAACTCGCCGCCACGCAGGACGCGGCCTACACGGCATGGCTTACCGAGGGAAAGGACTGACATGACCACCACGCTCATCACAGGCAAGGGCGGCACACCGCACATCACCAGCGGCGACATGGGCGCCATGCAGGCCGGGGTCATCGGCAACGGCAGCTACCTGCTGCAGGGCAGCGACGGCACTTTCCCTACGGTGACCATGCAGGATGCGAATCACGCGCTGATCCCCGTCCTCAACCTCGTGGTCGAAGGACGATACGCGCGAGTTACCGAGGCCGAGACCGCGACCATCGAAAGCGGCGTGAGCGGCCGGAACCGCAACGACCTCGTCTGCCTCAAATACACGCGGAACGGTCAGAACATCGAGACCGCTGCCATCGCCGTACTCAAAGGCACGCCAAACACCGGAACGGCCGCCGATCCGACCGTCCCGTCGGGCAGCATCCACTCGGCCTCCGGCACGGCGTGGATCCCGATCGCCCGCATCCCGATCAGCGGGATCACGCCCGGCACGCCGGTCATGCTCATCAAACAGCTGCCTCCCATGTCGAAGCTGTGGGATTCCGTAACCCTTGAACGGCAGCCTTTCCCGTTTTTTGGCAATGTCATGCGATTGCAAAAACGTAATGGGCTTGTGATTGCGACAGTCAGCGCAAGTCCAACATCCACGTTGAATAATGTTTACGATTTGGCCGCTAATGAGACCATTGCGAATGGATTCAGACCATCGTCAAATGAAGCAATCATGACTTCGGTCAGTCATGGTGGTGACGTTGCATCAGCGTTGATTCATCCCGATGGGCGAATCAGCATGTTCGGAACAATGATTGTAGGACACCATTACCTGTGGCAAGGTGTATGGCTGACTGAATAGCGTTCGGCTAGGCCGCCATCCAGCAGCCGTGCGCCGTGGAGTAAGCCGCTTTCGGGTCACCCAACGCTTGAATCGAACCATCAACATCCACGAGCAGCGAGAATGCGCATTGCGGGAAAACGATGATGCTCTGCCCGTCAACCGGTCGAAACCCATCCGGCACCTTGTCAGGCAGACTCGTGTAATTGTTCTGTCCGCTATTGTCGAATTTCACGTTTCCGTTGATCGTCACGACATTGCTGCTCCTGCGGAAGGTGATTCGATTAGTTGAATACGGTACCTTCCATTTTTGGGTTACGGAATCCCTTACCGCATGATTGCCTTCTCCCACAGCTTCTGCGCGTCCTTGAGCACTGTCACGTCCGGCCGTAAGTAATAGCGGGCCGTGGTCTCGATGCTCGAATGTCCCAGAGCGCGGCTCACGACGGCTACATCCACTCCGGCAGTCAAAGCGCTCGTCGCCCACGAGTGACGCAGGTTCTCCCTGGGCACGAAAGGGAGACGCTGCTCACGGCACCATCGCCTGTAGCGGCGGTCCACCTGCCCGGGATTCAAGCCGCCGACAAGCCTGCCAGACCCGCCGTGGCGGATCAGCCGCAGACGAAGCACTGCGAACCGGGGGAGCACGAGCTCCCTAGCGGACAGATCGGTTTTCGGCTCGACAACGACCTCGTGGCCGGATAGCCATTGCACACCGCGCCGGATTCGTACCATTCCGCTGCGCAGGTCGATGTCCGACCATTCGAGACCGAGCGCCTCCTCAGGCCTGAGCCCCAGCGTGACGCTGCAGATGAGCCATGCCTCGAGCTCATGTCCCCAGAAGCCGCGCAGCAGTGCAGCGATTTGCCGTGCGTCGAGCACGCGTGGCTGGTGATCCGTCCTCTTCGGTCCCCTGACGCGCGTGGTCACGTCCACACTGCTCATGCCCCACCTGAATGCCTTGCGGAGCATGGTGCGGAGAACGCCCCATGCCTTGCGCGCCGCGCCGCGCGGCATGCCGGCCATCCACGTTTCGATCATGCCGGCAGTGATTGAATCGATCTCAAGTCCGCCGAAAGCGTCCACGATGTGGCATCGCCACGCGCTCTCATATCCGACCATGGTGCATTCCCTCAGATTCGCGCACGACGGTAGCCACACCTCGTCATGGAAAACGGACAACAGCATCTTTTAACCTCCAAATCCCACACGCCACAGCGGCCTGTCCGCAATGGTCGGCGTGTGGGATTCCACAGTAGAAAGGCCTGTGATGCAACTGCTCGATCAGATCGTCGCATGGCTCGTGCCCGCCATGTGCGGCGGTGCGGTCACGCTTGTCGCGGTGGTGTGGAGGTACGGGCGTGCGATGATTCACGGCTTGCGTGTCCTGCTCCGTGCGGAGATCATCCGCATTCACCGTGAATACGTGCAGACCAACAGTCCGATACCGGTCGAGGTGATGGACGAGGCCGATGACGCGTACAGCGCGTACAGCGCGCTTGGCGGCAACGGGACGGGAACGAAGATGCACAACGAGATCATGGCCGCGCATAACGGCCCAACAAGGAAGGAGCACTCATGACATTGGTGCATTTCCATCTGGCCGACGCCGAGGGGCGTGGGCTGGATGGCAGCGTGAGCCTCGTGCCCACGAGGCGCGTCACGGTCGCCGATGCTATCCGTCTGCCGGTCGCACAGACCGTCAAGCTTACGGCGGGCGAGGCCACGGCGGAGGTGATGCCCTCGACGACTCAGTGGGCGTGGAGGGCGTCTGAGCTCGTGGCGGGCGGAATCGTGCGATACGTCGAGGTGCCCGACAAGGAGTCGGCGGAGTACTCAGGGCTGGCGGACGTGGATCCCAAGACCTTGGATCAATCCTCGGAGACCGTGGCCGCGTGGGAGCTCGTCACGCGTGCCGCGCAGGGCGTGTTCGACCGGATCGGAACGATCGACGACAAGATACAGTCCGCCGCGGCTTCGGCCGATGCGGCGAAGGCTTCGGAAACGGTGGCCAGTCAGGAAAGCGCGAAGGCCGCCGCTGCCGCAAGCAAGGCGCAATCCTCCCAGTCCGAGGCAGCCAAAAGCGCACAGGTGGCGCACGAGTCGGAGATCATGGCCAATGGTCTGATCGGCAAGGCGCAGACCATCGCCGGTCAGCTCACCGAAACCGCCGGACAGGTCAAGCAGGATGCGGCCACGGCATCCCGGGCGGCGGAGACCGCCACCGTCAAGGCCGATGCCGCCGATACCGCTCGGGATAGAGCGGAAACGGCGGGGCAGGCTGCGGAGGCGGCCATGCAGACGGCTCAGGCCAAGGCGGATGCGGCTGGCGTGAGCGCCGACAAGGCGCAGGCTTCCGAGGCTGCGGCCGCGAAGTCGGCCGAGAGCGCCGGACAATCCAAGTCGGCGGCATCGGCATCCGAGAGCGCTGCGGCACGGTCGGCGGCATCGGCATCCGATTTGGCGGCGAAGGCAAAAGACAGCGAGACCGCGGCCAAGACCAGCGCGGCCAGCGCGGAGACGGCCGCCGAATCAGCCAATACCTCCGCCAGCACGGCCACCGGCAAAGCGCAGGATGCGGCCACATCGGCCGATAAGGCCAAGGCCAGCGAGACCGCGGCGAAAACGTCTGAGACGGCCAGCGCGGAGCATGCCGATACCGCTTCGGCCGCCGCCAGCGAAGCCGCAAAGACCCTTGAGCAATTACGCAAATGGTTCCCCGCGGCCACGATGCGGACGGACCTGTGGATGGAACCCGTGGACTTCGCCGTGCCCGGCCCGTATGAGATTCCCGACCAGCCGACCATCAGGCTCAAACCGGTGGCCGCGTACCTGGACGGGCACACGTCGGACGTGGACGCGTCCATGGCGTTACGGGACGCCGCGGTTGCCACGTTGGACGGCCAGACCTTGACGTGGGTGAGCAATACGACCACGCTGGCGGCCGCGCTCAAATCGAACGGCTACAAGCCAGCAGAAGTCACCATCAAGACCGGTGACACCACTGTCACCAAGCACGTATACCTTCAGGCCGACCAGCCGGACGGAGTGGTCGGCGACCTGTGGGTGCGCACCGAAAAACTACACAATGGCCTGCGGTATTACACCGGCGCGTACGGTACTGCCGCCGCGGACGCCAATTCGATGTTCTTCCTCGGGGACAGGCCGCGCGAAATCTGGCGGAAGACCATCGACGGCTGGAAGCTTTTGACCGGAAAGGAATTGGAGAATCATGCGGAGGATTAACCGGTATCCGTCACCATTGACACCATTGACCAATGATGGGAAATTCGAGACCACATACGGCCATTATGATGTCGCAACCGACAATCTTGATGCTGGCACTTATGTTTTCGCGGCTGACATTCAAAACAGTGGGACTCAAACCGGCCTTAATGTAATGTTGTTCGATTCTGGCTGGAAACCCATTTTCTCTTCCGACAAGATTGGTCACGTCCAGACGACTTTCACACTCAAAAAGTCAGACCGCGTTCTCATTCGGGCATTCCAGGTCGGTGTGACAATCAGCAATGTCATCGTGGAACGCGCCGACACGTACGCTCTCACTTCGGGGGGGGGGCTTCCGGGCTTCTTCGCCAAGGACACGGCAGCATACTGACCTCAAGGCTGGTGGTCGGCTGTGAGAATCGTGAATCAATGGCCGGATCCGCACTGCGCAAACAAGGTCAGCACGTGGGGAGCCAAGCCAGGAAACGTCACCATCACGCGGGACGGCTCGCATTGGAAATACGTCATGTCAAAGGGCTCGGCGTTAATCCCGATGAGAAAAGCGGATTGCATGATGCTGGAGCTCAACCCGCCCAGCTCATGGGACTCCATGCAGCCGGAGCGGGCGGATACGCTGCTCACGGAAAGTGGGGTGTGCGTCTTGGACACCACCAAAGAAGAAGCAAGGAATATTGTTGGCATCCATGCGGTTGTCGATGCCAAGACCACAGTGACGGGCATGTGCGCCGTCGATCTGGACGAATGGCCGATTTTGCAGGAGGTTGGCGCTCGTATCTTCGCAGCCGACACCGCACCCTACTAAGCGGATTGGGGGTGGCGGCATGAGAGTCAAAAATCTCTACAATCCGCCGACGCTGAAGGATTATCCGGCGAACGTGCCGTGGGTGCCGGATGGCCTCACAAGCACCGGCGAGAAGACGACGGACGGCTGGAAGGTGACGGTCACCGGCAGCGGGACTGGTTGGCTGTATCCGCCGCAGAAGCCGGACGGTTGTAAGTGCGTCTGCTGGCAGAGACAGGACGGTTCCTACTGGAAGAACATCAATGACGGCATTACCATGCAGGTCCTGCAGGCGGAAAGCCCAATCGTGGCCACGCGCATCTGCGGATACGTGAACGGCCAACTGCCGGACATGTTCGACGCAATCGGTCTGCCTTTGGTGTTCGCCGCCTCTGACCACCCGTATTAAACAAACCACAGCCCCGCCGCGTGCGCCCTCATCCTCGTATTCAATCACGGCGCGCACCTGCATTGATTTCGTACCGGTTTTCAAAGCCATCCCACTTCGGGATGGCTTTTTTATTGCCCCTTGGCTTGGGGGCGGAAAGGAGAGGATGTGGGCATCCTCAACAAAGGCAAACCAAAGCCGAAGCACATGAAACCCCGCCGACGCTGGCGCACGCCGCTGACAGCGCTCGCCATCGCAGTCTCCATGGCATTCGCCCCGGCGGCGATGGCCGACATGGACGGGTACGACATTTCGAACTGGCAGTGCGGCATTGACACCGCGACCGTGCCGGCCGATTTCGTCATCGTCGGCACCACATGGGGTTCCGGCGGCGTGTACGGCGGGTGCCTGTCCAACGGCGTCAACACCGACGCCAACCGTCAGCTCGCCGGAGCCATCAACAGCGGCAAGGAGACCGGCGTCTACCACTACGCGCTCGGCGGCAACCCGGAGACCGAAGCCCGGTTCTTCGTCGACAACGTGCGTGGATATGTGCACAGGAGCGTACTGATCCTCGACTGGGAGGCGCAGGACAACGCCGCCTGGGGCGACAAGCAGTGGCCGCGCCGCTGGGCGCGCGAGGTCAAGCGTCTGACGGGCGTCAACCCGATCATCTACACGATGGACTCCGGCTACTGGCAGGTCGCGGGCATGGAGGCGGAGCTGGACTGCGGCATCTGGATCGCACAGTACGCGACGAACCTCGTCACCGGATACCAGACCGCACCGTGGAACATCGGAGCGCGCGGCGAGGTGATGAGGCAGTACACGTCCAACGGCAGTCTCAGCGGCTGGTCCGGACGCCTCGACCTGAACAAGTTCCGCGGAGACCGCGCGGCATGGCGCAAGTACGCGAACCCCGACGACAGGGGTGCGGCGAGCCTGCCGAACGTCAAGCCGACGCCACAGCCCACGACCGCGCCGAAGGTCGACCTGGACGCTTTGGCCACGCGCACCATCCGCGGCGATTTCGGCAACGATCCCGCACGCCGCCAGGCGCTCGGATCCAACTACGCGGCGGTCATGGACATCGTCAACCGGCGGCTGTCCGGCAGCGGCGTCACGACGCCATCTGGCAACACCGGCTCGTACTGCGTCGTGGTCAGCTCCGGCGACACCATGGGCGCGATCGCCTCCCGGACCGGCCGCACGCCGGCCAGCGCGTGGAGCGTGCCCAGCGGCAACATCAACCGCATCTGGCCAGGGCAGCAAGTCTGCTACGGCGGTTCGACCGCTTCCAGCATCGGTGCTCATGTCGTAACCACCTCGCACGTGGTCACCGCGGGCGAGAGTCTGTGGAAGATCTATGGTTCCGGCTGGCCGGCCGCGGCCCAACGCAACGGGTTGCGTGCCCCGTACACGATTTATCCCGGTCAGGTCTTGCACTGACCGGCCTCGAATTTTAAGGAGGTGTGGAATGGGCGAATCCAATACCAATGGCTACCTGCTGCCGGACAAGGCGTATCAGGCGCTCAAGTGGCTCGCGTTGATCGCTTTGCCTGCGGTCGCATGGCTGGTCGGTGCGGTCGGCCCGCAGTGGGGATTGCCGCACTGCGGTGAGATCGTCACCACGATCAACGCGGTCGGCTTGTTCGTCGGCGCTCTGATCGGCGTGAGCCAGCTCACGGCAGCCAAGCCGGACGGTTCCGACGAATAAAAAATCATTGCCACCGATTCGGCGGCAACACTTGACAGAGCTTCGCGTCGAACTTGACGGCTGTTAAGTCCATGCGAAGTTGCCCCTCTCTCGGCTGATGCTGGGGGAGGGGCGTTTTCGTGTTTCCGGCGGGTGTATCATACGGAGAAAGCAGAAAAATAGAGTCTACTTTGAGTGACACTCAGGTGGTGGAAGCACGAAACTCCAAGCGTGGCAACGCATGCAGAAACCTCACCGCTATAAATCGTGCTTATAGCGACACTTAAATTTTCTTGATGAGTTATAGCTGGCGATTTCGTGGTAGCTTGAGCGGGTTGCATTGTTGATATCAGATGGAGGATTCATGTCCGTTCTCACTTCCGTCTCCGGTTTCCCTGGCATCGGCCA